TCAGTTTGCAGAAGAGTTGGACAAGTGGACTTCCCCTATGTTAATATCATATAACAGTTCTCAACTTGTAAAGGATCGTTTTAAGGAGTGGACAGTTGGGGAATTTGCACATACATATACTATGAGGAGCGTGGGATGTTATAATACAGATCAGGCATCCAGAAAGGAGTTAGTACTAACAAACTATGAAGTGCGAAGTTAAACTATTTGTAGCAGGTTCACAGTACGTAGAGACTGTGATTGCTAGAAACTACGAGGAGGCAAGGAAAGTAGCTCTTGCTAGAAACCCTCATGCTAGAGTCATCTCAGTTACAGCAACCTTTAAATAAATGCCTGAAGTTATTATTACAGAAGAACAAGAACCTTTATCTGTTGTTGTTCCGATTGACGACATGAGAGACATTGTACAACAATTGTGGAAGTCTCGTAACACAGAAACAAAATGTGGCGAATTATACCATAAGTATAAGGAGTTAATCACATGGGAAAAATGCGATTAGGAATAATGTGTTCTGGTAACGGAACCAACTTCGAGAACATTGTTCGATACCCTCAGATGAAACACGAGGTTGTGTTAATGATACACAACACTAAACACTGTGGTGCTATAGAAAAATCAGCAAAGTTTGGAATACCTCACTGTAGAATAGCACATAAAGATGAAGATCAAATGATCAAACTCTTTAAAGCATGGAGAGTTGATCTTATAGTCTTAGCAGGTTACATGAGAGTCCTTAAGAATCCAGCAGACTTTCCTTGCCCCATTATAAATGTACATCCATCACTACTTCCTAAGTATAAGGGTTTACATGCAGTAGAACAAGCATTAGAATCAGGTGATAAAGAGTCTGGATGCACTGTCCATTATGTAAATGAAGAACTTGACGGTGGTACTATAATAGATCAATCAAGAGTTCCTATATGTCCTGATGATACTGTAGAGACATTACAACATCGTATTCAACGAGCAGAATATAGACTGCTTCCTATCGTAATTAATAATTTAGCACATGAGCAAACCGAAACTAGGAGACTGGCTTTACAGCATTAATCAATCAAAGAAGAATATGATGGTTCAGGATCCTACGTTGGAATCCTCATATCCTAGTTGGATAGTTAATAAATGCTTATCATCCTTTACAGACACTGTGTTGTTTGCTAATGAGATGAATATGAACTGGCATATATCAAAGCGTATGCAATACGATTTTTATATAAATAGTCTGAGACCTAGAAAGAGATTCTCTCCTTGGTCTAAGAAAGAGTCGATTGATTATCTTGAAGATGTTCAAGAGTATTATGGTTATAGTTATACCAAAGCTCTAGAAGCAATCAGGATTCTCCCTAAAACCGACCTTGAAAAAATAAGAAAATTATTGTACAAAGGTGGAACATAATGAATGGTGAGACAGAAGTATCATGGAAACAATCTGACATGGTAGAGGTGGTTCTTAAGGAACCCGATGACTTCTTAAAGGTACGAGAGACCTTAACAAGAATAGGTGTAGCTTCTAGAAAAGAAAAGAAGATATATCAATCTTGTCATATCTTGCATAAGCAAGGAAAGTATTACATAGTTCATTTCAAAGAACTCTTCGCACTTGATGGTAAACATACTAACATCACAGAGAATGATGTGCAAAGAAGGAATCGTATTTCACAACTGTTAGCAGACTGGGGATTAGTCAGTGTTGTTGATTTTGATTCACTAGGAGAACTAGCACCACTAAATCAAATTAAAGTTATATCTTTTAAAGATAAAGCAAACTGGACATTAGAATCCAAGTACAATATAGGTAAGAAGAAACCTCAGTAGTAGCACCCGAACTCTTTACTTCGGTTAGCACCACTGGGTTTTTTGTGTCTTCGTGTATAATTAGTAGTGTGATGCCTTCGGGGTCACAGTAAACTAAGTCGCTCAAGGAGGACTCCATGACATTTTTTGAACAATACTCACCATTTTCAATGGGACTAGATGATACATTCCACAGACTCGAAGCTCTATCAGGAGCATCAATCAATTACCCACCTTACAACATTGTTCGGGGATCTGATGGTAGAACCTCATTGGAGGTTGCTCTTGCAGGATTTTCAAGAGAAGATATCGAAGTCACAACAGAACAAAATATCTTAACAGTTAAAGCATCAACCGAGGATGATAATAGAACCTATAGTCATAAAGGTATCGCTACAAGATCCTTTAATAGAAGTTGGCAACTAGGTGATTCCATTGAAGTAGATGGAGTTGACTATAAGGATGGTCTTTTGACGGTAAGCCTTAACAAGGTACTACCAGAACATCAGCAGAAGAAATTCTGGTTCGGTACTGAAGCACACAGAGAGAAACTAGAAGCAAAGGTCTAGGACACATAACAAACTGTATAGGGGAGCTTGACTTTTGTCGGGTTCCCTTTTATAATGTCTGTATGGTGAAATGCTTATGAGTATTAAATTAGTAACCATGCTCTCTACTGAGAGAGTTGTTGGTGATCTATACGAAGTTCGTTACAGGCATATGCCTGAAGCAGTTATTGGTTATTTGATCTGTAAACCACAGATTATTTCTATGACCAAATCTTTACCTTCACAGGGTTTAGATCAAAGTAATGAACCTGAGTATAGAGTTGCGTTTACTCCTTGGAATCCATTTAGTAAACACGACATTGTTCGATTAAATCCTAGTGCTATCATTAATATTACTGATGCTAGAGAGGATATTGAAAAAATATATCGTGATGAATTTCACGTGGAAAACCCAGAAATCTTAGAAGACCCTATAGAATTTTTATACTATGACGATCCAAGTTTGCAGAATGAAGTACAGTGATGAACAAGTCATTGCTGATATTGGCGAGGTGTATCAAACAGACGAAGCTAAAGAAAATGGTGAACGTCCTATCTGCATGTCTTTCAAGAACCCATACAGTTTACATGTTGTTAATGAAACCGAGGGTGGTTATAATGTAACCTTCAAGAAATGGAATCCATTCTCTGACGATGGTACATACCATGTTGGGTTTGATTTAATTGGTCTAATAAGTAACTGCAAGCAAGCAGTTGTTGAAGCATATGAACAAAAGGTAACTGTAGACACTGCACCAACGGAGGAAGTAAATGAAGAAACTACTACGACTGAATAATGAACCTTGGATTCTCGCAGATGTATCAGAGATACCAGAAGCTGAGTATGGTCAACCAGATTGTATTCTGGAAGATCCTATTACATTGGATGGTAAGCGGTGGCCAGAATTTTCAGCAGACTATCAAATCGTTGTCCGATCTACTGATATAATAGTGATGGTCACCCCAACAGATGACGTATTAAATACAGCAGAGGCAAAAGAACTACTTACCGAATGAAATTTTACACGAACGTAGAACAAGCAGGTAACAGAATCTATGTTAGAGGATATGAAGGTGGTGTAGCATTTAAGGACAGGATTTCATTTAATCCTACTTTATATCTACCCACCTCTAATTTTTCTAAGTGGCGTACCTTAGAAGGTCAGTGTGTTGCCCCCATGAAACAGGGGTCAATTAATGGTGCTAAGGAAACTGTTCAACGATATCGTGATTGTGAGACTGAGGTGTATGGTAACACCAAATACCTATACCAATATATTGCAGAAGAATATACTGATGATCAGGTCAAGTTTGATCCCAAGACTATCAGAGTATTTAACATTGATATTGAGACTGCTGCTGAGAATGGATTCCCTGATATAGAATCTGCCGACCAAGAGATTCTAGCAATCTCTCTCAAGGATTCTCACACCAATAGGATTACAGTATTTGGTGCTAGACCATTTGATAATCATGATGAAGAAGTAGATTACCTACACTTCAAAACAGAGGAAGGAATGCTTAATGCATTCTTGGAGTATTGGGTTAAGAATTATCCTGATGTTATCACTGGTTGGAACGTACAGTTATTTGATATACCATATATTGTTAATCGTTTTAATAGAATATTAGGTGAGAAGTATACTCGTTTCCTTAGTCCTTGGAAGTTAATCTCTACACGTGAGATTTATATTAAGGGTCGTAAGCAAATTGCCTGTGACCTACGTGGTATATCAATACTAGATTATCTAGAACTCTATCGTAAGTTTACTTACACAAACCAAGAGTCATATAGACTAGATCATATTGCTAATGTAGAACTAGGACAGAAGAAGTTAGATCACTCTGAGTTTGATACATTCAAAGAGTTCTATCAGAATGACTGGCAAAAGTTTATCGAGTACAACATCCATGATGTTAGGTTAGTTGATAGACTTGATGATAAGATGAAACTCCTTGACCTTGCATTCACGATGGCGTATGATGCTAAGGTAAACTACGAGGATGTATTCTCTCAGGTTAGGATGTGGGATAACTACATCTATGTTGAACTTCTTAAAAGGAATATAGCAATTCCTCCTAAGAAAGAAAGTGCTACAAAGTCTGAAAAATATGCAGGTGCTTATGTTAAAGAACCGAAAACAGGACGCTATGATTGGGTGGTTAATTTTGACCTCAACAGTCTGTATCCTCATCTTATTATGCAGTACAATATTTCCCCAGAGACCATCAGGGAGACTAGACATCCCAGTTCGAGCGTTGAAGGGATCTTAAACAAAGAGGTAGAAATAGATGGTGAGTATGCTGTGTGTGCTAATGGAGCACAGTACAGGAAGGACGTGAGAGGGTTCTTACCAGAACTCATGGACAAGATGTATAATGAGAGAGTCATCTTTAAGAAGAAGATGATTGAAGCAAAGAAAGCATATGAAAAGAAACCATCCATTGAACTTACAAAGGAGATCGCCAGATGTAATAACATTCAGATGGCGAAGAAGATTTCTCTTAACAGTGCTTATGGTGCTATCGGCAATGAGCACTTCAGGTACTATAAGCTTGCTAATGCAGAAGCCATCACTCTTTCTGGGCAGGTATCTATTCGCTGGATAGAGAACAAAATTAATGTTTATCTAAATAAACTACTCGCTACAGAAAAGGTTGATTACGTAATTGCATCTGACACCGACTCAATATATCTTAA